TCAGGTCAGTCGGATCGGCCGCGCTGGAAGGCGTCGAACAGCATGTCGCGCATCGAGCGGATGTCTGTCTCGATCCGGTCGAGGCGGTCGCCGTCGGCCTTGCGATCTTCGCTGCGCTGCTTGTCAGTCCGGTCGCGTTCGGTGATGAGTTCGCGATCAAGGCGATCCAGCAGGGCCTCGTTGGTGAAGGCCTTGCGCGTGATCGCCGCGATCAAGGCCATGGTGCCGCCGATCAGGGCGGTCAGCGCGGCGGTGATCCCGTGGTCCCGAAAGGCCCGCGCGACCTCCCCGGCAAGAGTGGTCTGGTCGTTCATCATGGTCCTTTCCGGCCACGGTTCGTGGCGCTTCAGTAATCGGTCTCGACGTAGACGCCGGAGCAGTCGTAGGCGACGGCCGCGGCGGTGCTGCCGTTGTTGAGGTAGTTGCGCGGGCTCAGGAGCTGGGTTGCTGCGGGCATGTCGGTGGTGATCGTCGTCTCCGCCACCGCGCCCGAGACTTCCTCGACCACGCGGATCCCCACCGCGCTGTCGTTCGGGGCAGCGGCGATGTAGAGCGTCAAGACATTGGTCGTGCTGGCCACGGGGAAGCCCGCACCGAGGTCGATCAGCGTCGGTGCGCCGGTGCCATCGTTGTGGACGATTTGCCAGTTGGCATGGGTGCCGCGCTCGAACCCGATGCGCAGTGCGTTGACGACGGCCGACAGCGTCAGGCTGGTCGATAGCGCCGCAACCGATCCGATCAGGCCGAAGAAGCCCATTCCCGTTGCCTGCAGCGTGACCAGCGACAGCCGGTTCACATAGGTGAAGCCGCCAAGGCCCTCGGCATTGCCACGCCAACATACCCATCCCGCAGAGCGTTCCTCGGCCGCCGCCCCGGCCGTTGCCGCCGAGGTCATCCGCCAGCGGCGCATGGAGGTGGAGAGGTTGGTCGTGGCCAGCGTCGGTGTCGCCGCTGTGCCGACCGCCGTGCGCGGCATGCCGTTGGTGTTGATCGTCGTGCTGGTCGATGGTGCCCAGGTCGCGATCCGGTTCACCCCGAAATGCGACTGGAGCGGGAAGTGGCGGCCCGATGGGCGCTCGACATCCAGCCATCCCATCCCCGCGCGGTCGCGGGCATAGAGCGCGAGTTTGCCTGCGGGCGGCGGCGAGGGGACGGCATCATGGGCGGGCAGGACGACCGGTTGGGCCAGTTCGACGCGGCCGTTGGTGCGGTCGACCTTGAATGCGTCGAAGAAGGCCGACCCATCCGGGCTGACCTTGAAGCTGAAGTCATCGTTGCCCAAGAGGCCGATCAGCGCCCGCGCCGAGAACCCGGTCTTGAAGGCGAAGGCCGCGTCATTCCCGGCGGCGGCCTTGTTCACCGTGGCTTCAATGCCCGCGCCTGCGTTGTTCAGGAGGACTGCGGGTGTGTTCACCGAAACCCGGTTGTAGCTGTCGGCCGTGGCCCCGCCGAGGCCCAAGAGTTGCGCGGTCAGGTTCGCCTGGGGCATGCCGACCTGCGTGACCGTATTGGCGAAGGTGACCGTGGGCGTGTTCACCACCGTCGTGCCGCCCGCGCCAGCCGTCGCAGGGCCGATGTTCACGACGGTGGTCGACCCGGACGCGCCGCCGGTGCCGATGTTCACGGTCTTGGTCACGCCCGTCGTCGTGGCGCCGGTGCCCATCCCGTAGGTTGCGGTCGTCGTCGCCGTGCCGATCGAGGCGCTGGCGGCCGACACCGTCACGGTTCCGGACGCCGTCAGCGTGCCTGAGAAGGTCTTGTTGCCGCTGAAGGTCTGGGTGCCCGCGAGGATCGCCAGTTCGGACGAGGTGTTCGGCAAGGTGAAGCTGCGCGTCGTCCCGGCGCTGATCCCCGCCAGCGAGAATGTCGCCTTCTTCGTCGGATCGGCATCGTTCACCAGGCTGAACACCGCATCCGAGACGTCGCGCGGCTCGCCCACCACCTCCCAGGCACTGCCGGTCCAGACGAGGAAAATCCCCTCGGCCGCGACCCAACTGAGCCAGCCGGTGCGCGGGACGAGGCGGGTCCACGCGCCGTCCACCCAGAAGGCGATGTTCAGGTCCCACCCGGCCCAGAGGCCAGTGGCGCCTGAGGCCACCAGATGGCGGTTGCCGTCGGCCGGGCTGGCCGTGGGCGTGGTGCGCGTACGGTCCAGAACCGAGAGCTGCACCATGGCGTCGAGCAGGCGCAGCGCCTCGTTGTGGGTGACATGCTTCTGCGCCTGTGCCGCCAGAAGGTAGGGCAGGCCCAGATGGGTCGTGGTGTCGGACATGGGGGTTCCCGTGGGTTGGGATCAGAAGTGCATCGTGACCGCGGCAGGCGTGCCACGGCCGAGGCGGTTCGAAAGCTGGAAGATGCGGATCGCCAGCGTCTGGCCGGGACCAAGCGGCGCGCCCCAGTCGGCGGTCTGTTGCGCGGCGGTGTAGAGAGCGGAAGTCGTGCTGCTGGTGAGCGTGCGCTTGACCGTGGCTCCGTCGAGGATCTGGACGTCGTAGGATTCCAGGTCCTCGGCCAGCGGCACTTCAACCTGCTCCCAGGCGTCGGCGACCAGCGCGCGGGATTGCCGTGTCCAGCGGATGGTCAGATCGCCCGGGCTGCGGGCCGTCCGCCATGGCTGCTCGACATGGACCGGCGCGAAGGGGACAAGACCCCGTCCGGTCGGCGTGAAGCCCAGCGCGGCATAGCTGTCGTCGCTGACAGCACGCGCGGCCGGGCCGACCCGCCAGTTCCAAGGCAGTCCGAGATCAGCCTCGGCGATGGGCAGCGATGACAGCGCGTTGTCCAGGACCACAACCCGCGCTCCTGCCAGGGCCGGGTTGCCCATCGCATGTTCCGTTCCGCGCTGGCCGCGCAGGAGGCGGGTCAGGCGATAGCGGCCCGGGGCGATGAGTTCAGCCGCGCCTGCCTGGACGATTTCCCACTGGCCAGCGGCGCTTTCGACCGCGAGGGCATTGGCCCCGCCGAACATTGCGATGTCGGTCACGCTTTCCAGTGTTCCTGACAGGAGATCAACGACCAGCGCGTTGCCGAGATCGAAGCGCGAGATCGGCCCCGGAAAGAAGTCGAAGGCCAGCGTGCCGATCCGCGCCCGACTGCCGAAGGTGGTCAGGAGGTTGAACCCATTCGTCGAGGCGCTGCGGAAGACGGCGATCTCGCCCGGCCAGGGGCTGGCATGGGCGGCGATCAGGGGGCGATGGGCGGGCTGATCTTCGGTGATCTGCGGCAGGTCCAACATCACCACCTCGGGCGTGCCGAAGACGACGGGGCTGGCGAGAGAGGCCGGGCGCGGATCGCCAGGTGGCAGATCGTAGGCGGCGCGATCCTGGCGCACCGCCTCGATGCCCCGCGCTTCGGCATCGGCGACGGAGACGAGGCGGAACTCGACCTCGCGGCCATCATGGGCGAGCCGAATAACGTCGGCCGGGTCCAGCGCCAGTCGCGAGGGCGGTAGGCGGAAGGTGGCGCTTTCCCGGCCGATCCAGGCTTCCATCAGCGCGCGGCGGCAGCGGCGTTCCGCCTCCTCGGGCGGGATCGCCATCGGGAAGCTCTCGGAAGCGATCCGGGTGGTGTCGACGGTGATGCGGCGGGCTTCGACCAGCGCAGCGTCATAGTCCTCGTCAGCCCGCGCGACCTGCCACTTCAGCGCCTGGGGCAGTTCGGTCTCCTGGCCACGGGTCAGTTCGAAGGCTTCGCCGTCACGACTGGCCACCAGATCGTCGATGGCCAGTGTGGCGACCGAGGCGCGGCCACGCATGACAAAACGGATCACGCCTTCGATCTCGATGGCATCGAAACCGAAATGCCGGGCCAAGGTGGAAATCGACACGCGGGGGCTTTCCAGCGCGCCGATGACATAGCCCTCGACCGCGCCCCAGAGGCCGGTGACGTCAATCAACGCCTCATCAAGCCCAGCGCTCAGGCAGAGATGACGCACAAGGGCCGCCAACGACACCGCACCGAGCCGCCCGGTCAGCCAGTGCCCGAGCCGCCAGTTCGGGCCATCGGTCCAGACGCCGGTCAGTTCGGGGAAGAAGGGATAGGGTCGCGCATCCCAGGTCCAGGCGGCGCATTCGGGGACATGCACCATCCGGCCACCGTAGACGGATGAGGTCGGATTGTTCGCGCCCTGACCCCACCAGAGGTAACTGGCCTCGAGATAGGCACGCTGGATCGTGTCATCTCGCCAGCCACGGGAGAAGTATGGGGTGAAGCTCTCCGAGGACTTCGGGTCGAAGAAGACGTTGGGCTGGTTCGTGCCCCGGTCGATGGCCGGGCAGCCCAGTTCCGTGAACCAGACCGGCTTTGACTGCGGCACCCATGCCGTGGGCGTGCCGCTTTCCACCCCGCCCGGCCTGTTGAAATGGGGGTTCGACCACCAGGCCCGCAGATCCTTGTAGCGAAACACCCAAGGCTTGCCTGCGGCACCGTCCGTGATCGGCGTGCGGATCTGGGCCGACCTGTCGGCGGCGGATGCATAGAACCAGTCGAAGCCCTCGCCCCCTGCGATGTTCGCCTGCAGGTAGCCGCGGTCATGGATCGCCGCCCAGCCTGCCAGCGCATCCGCATGGTCGAAGCCGTCGCGCCAGTCGGAGAGCGGCATGTAGTTGTCGATGCCGATGAAATCGATGTTGGCATCCGACCAGAGCGGGTCGAGGTGGAAGAACACGTCCCCCGTGCCATCGCCGGGCTGGTGCCCGAAATACTCCGACCAGTCGGAAGCGTAACCCACCTTTGTGCCCGGCCCGAGGATCGCCTTCACATCCGCCGCCAGTGCCTTGAAGGCGGTCACGGCCGGATAGGCGCTGGCGCTCGACCGGATTGTCGTGAGCCCGCGCATCTCGGTGCCGATCAGGAAGGCATCGACCCCGCCCGCGACGGCGCAGAGATGGGCGTAGTGCAGGATCATCCTGCGCAGGCCCCAATCGCCCGAGGGGCCGGTCCAATTGACATTGTCGCCCGACACCGCGAACTGTGCCAGGGTGGCCGCGCCGAAGAAGCTGGCGACCTGCGTCGCGGCGGCGGCGGTCTTGTCGGCGGTCCCTGCGAAGCCTGCCGCCGGGGAGCAGGTGATACGCCCGCGCCAGGGAAAGCTGGGCTGACCCGGCGTCGCGGCACTCGCGCTGTAGGGGTTCGGCAGCGTGTTGCCGGGCGGCACGTCCATCAGCAGGAAGGGATAGAACGTGACGCGCAGCCCGCGCGCCTTCATCTCGCGGATGGCCTGCACCACCGCGAAATCCGCAGGCGTGCCGCCATAGACCGGACGGTCCTCGGCATCACGGCTGACCAGATGCGCATTGGCCCGCGCCACGCCATTCACGGACCAAACCTTCGGGCCGGTAACCTTGGCCGCCACTTCGACGCCGGGCTTGATGGTGCAGTTGCCCGCGCGCAGGTCGTTGCCGAACCAGGCGACGACGAGGCTGACGCTCTCGACGGCCGGGGCCATGGCCTGAAGCCGGTCCAGCGCCACGACGATGTCTGCCTCATCCGGCAGCGCGTTCAGGTTCTCGGCCGAGGTTGTGCCGCCGGTGGTCTGGCCGAACACGGTGGTCGTTGCGCCCACAGTCTTGCGGACTGCTTCCGTCGCATAGGTGAACTCGCCCGAGGCCGGGATCATGGTGACGGCCTTGACCAGCCCCTCAGCCGTGTCGGGGTCGGCAAGCGGCCGGAAGACCTCGAAGCTGAGTTGCGGCAGGCGGTTGCCGTAGGTCGAGAGCGCCAGTTCCTCGAAGACCACATAGGCTGTGCCGCGATAGGCGGGCGTGTTGGCGGCGCCCATCTTGGCGGCAATGAACGGGTCGGCCGTCTGGGTCCCGCTCCCCGGATACCAGCGCCAGGTAATGCCAGTCATGTCCAGCGGCTTGCCATCGGCCCAGATGCGGCCGATGCCGGTGATCGGCCCCTCGCACAGCGCCACGGCGAAGCTGGCGTAGTACAGATACTCGGTCGTCTGGACCCGGCCGCCACCACCACCCTTTCCGCCGCCTTGCGTGGTGGTCTTCGTCTCCTCGCGGAAATCCGTGGCCCAGATGATGTTGCCGCCGATGCGCATGCGGCCGTAGAGGCGCGGGATGATCGCCCCCTCGGTCGCGGACGTGATCCGTAGGGAATCCAGCCGCTGGCCCTCGATCTTCTGCGCGGGTGCGAGCGAGGACACGATCCAGCTGTCCACCACCGAACCGATGGTGGAGCCGATGAAGCCACCGATGGCAGCCCCGGAAAAGCCGAGGATCGCGCCGCCAAAAGCCCCGCCGATGGCGGAACCGACGGCACCAAGGACAAGGGTGGCCATGGGAAAATCTCAGCGTGCGGGGAACAGGAAGGCGAAGGCGATGCGCCGCCGCCAAGTTGGGGTCAGCGGCTCCTCGATCACACCGAGCCGTTCATAGGCGTGGAGGAAAGTGTCGGGTCCGGTCAGTATGCCCACATGCTTGGCGATGGCGCGCGGCATCATGCGGAACAGGATCAGCGCGCCGGGTAGGGCGTCAGCGGGTGCGATCCCCGGCATCATCGCCCGCGCCCCTTCGGCGAGTACCTCGCGCGGGCCGGTCTCGCCCCAATCGCGGCTGTAGGGTGGGATCGGGAACTGCTCGGGCCCGACGATTTCGCGCCAGACGCCGCGCGCGAGGCCGAGGCAGTCGCAGCCGACCCCGCGCAGACTGGCCTGGTCGTGATAGGGCGTGCCGAGCCAGGACCGCGCGACAGCGATGACGCGGGCGGGATCGGCGGTCTTCACAGCACCGCTCCCTCATGGCCGCCGTCCTTGGTGGCGTAGCGCAGCCCGTTCGGCGGGCAGACAGTCCCCCGGACTGTCTGCTTGTCCGCCTCACCCTGACCCGGAATGTGCGTCACAACACAGCTCCTTCATGGCCACCGTCTTTGGTGGCGTAGCGAAGGACTGCGTCTTGCCCTGGGATATGTGGAAATCCGCGAAAGCTGGCGACATTGGCGAACTTCGTCCCGCAGGTTGCGAGGCGCTTGTCGCAACCGGCGCGGACCACGAAGGTATCCGTCACCATGATCGGGCGCACCGGCGCCTCGAGCAGGGTCAGGATCGCCACCCCGTCGACGAGGTCGTGCGACAGCACCTCGACGCGCCGCCCGGCGTTCGCACCGGTCGACCACTCGACCAGCCCGAAGGCAAACCAGCCCGCCGCGAAACTGCCGAGGCCGGAGGCTGTAAAGGCCCGATCCCGCAGCACATCGATGACCGCACCGGTCCCGTTGAAGGCCGGGGCCTCAAGATTCACCCCGCAGCGCGCATCACCCAGCGCGGCATCGCAGCTGGCCTGGAATGTGCGTCCGACCGTCTGACCGAGAACATGGGCGAGGCTGCGCACTTCAGCCACGAAGGCCAGACGCCCGCGCCGGATCTGGCCAATGGCCCCGCGACGCAGCAGCACGCGCTGCGCGGGGGTCGACCAGTTCACCCGCCAGACCTCGACGGCCGCATTGTCCCAACGACCGTCGAGGATATCGCTCTCCGTGATCCGGTCAGACGACAGCACGCCTTGCGCGTCCTGTGCATCGACGGAGAGATCGGACCCCGACCGCACCTCGGACGCCGTCAGCCCACTTTCGGGCTCGAACTCGGTGCCGTCGAAGGTGAGGGTCCGGTCGTGGTCGGTAAAGCCGAAGTTCATCCCGTCGGCCCGGGTGATGCGCCAGCACCAGGACAGGGTGGTGGTGCCGTCGTCGAGATGGGCCTGCAGCGCCGGGTTCAAGGACTTCATGTGCGGATTTCCACGAGAGGGATCGAAGTGATCGAGCCGAGGCGTTCGAGGTCTAGGGTGACGTCGAGAGCGTCGGTGTCGAAGCGGACGGGGACGTCGAATTCGAAGCCCGCGGTGATGGCGACGCCTACGGCGGGGGCGGTGGTGAAGGTGATGAGGCCGGAGGTCGTGGAGACCGACCAGCCGGAGGCTTGCGGCGTGTCGTTCAGGGCGATGGTGACGGTGCCCGCGACGGGCTTGGTGATGGCCCGCGTCCATGACTGCGCGCCGGAGGTATAGCGCTTGTTGAGCTGAAACAGGGTCGCAGACCCGTTCCCGGCGCCGATCGGCTGGTCGGTCGGGCTTGGCGTCTGCGACGGCAGGCAGGACTTGAAGTCCGCCCAATCCTTGAAGCGGAAGCCATGAAGGCGACCGTTCCTCGCTTCGAAGAAGGCGACAACCGTCGCGAGATCGTCGGCGCGGCGGATGCCATAGGCGACGTCGTAGCGGCGGCGGGAGTTGGCCCAGCTGGCGTTGCGCTCCTCGGCCCCGTTTGACAGTTCGACGATCTGGGTGCGCCGTTCCGGGCCACCGCGTGCCCCACGGCTGATGTTGTCCGGAAACCTGACCTCGTGAAACGCCATCACATCCCCCTTCGGCCCAGCGACACGGCGCGGGCGATGTCGCTCGCGACCTGCGTGCGCGACTTGCGGAAGCTCTCGGCGTCACGGGCGTTGATCGTGACGTTGACGGTGGACGCACCCTCCTGGCCGTACCCTGCAGCTTCGCGCCGGGAGAGAACCCGTTCGCCGCGTTGCAGGATCGCGGGCACTTCGTCGGGCCGCAGCCCGGCCCAGCCCCCGTTGTGCATGCGCGGGGCACCGGCAAAGGCGAGGGCAGGGACCATCCGGCCGGGACCAGGGGCGCCGACGATCCCGCCTGTATGAAGGATGTTCGCGAAGATGCCACCCGCCCCGCCCAGCGCGCCGGAGAGTGCATTGGCGATGGGGCCGAGGATGAAGCGACGAGCCGCGAGCTTCGCGAGATCGGCGATCATCGAGGTGACCAGGTCGCGGAAGTCTAGCTTTCCGGTCTTCACGAAGTCACCGATGGCGTTCTCGGCGCTCTGGAAGGCGCCCACCAGCGCGCTGCCGATATCGCCGCCGATGTCGCGCGCCTTGGCGGCGTAGTCGGCGAGGGCTGCCGTGACGGCCTGCCAGCCTGTCAGGGCCGTGTCCGCGCCTTGGGCGGCCGCAGCTCCGGCGTCGCGTGCGGCACCGCCAGCGCCCTCGGCGGCGGTGGCGGTGTCGTTCAGCCCGGCCGTGAGGGCATCGGCCGCGCCAGCCGCATCCGCCAGCGCGGTTTCTGCTTCGGTCCCCGTGCCGGTCACCGCATCCTTCAGCGCCTGCCAGCTGGCGAGCGGCCGACCGGCAGCATCGGCGAGCATGCCAGCCGCTTCGCGATAGCCATCGGCCCGGGTACGGGCATCATCGGCCATGGCGCCGAGACCAAGATCGGGCGGTTCGAGATAGGTCCGCGACAGCGCGGCAGAAAAGGCGTCCGCCGCCGCAGCCCCTGCGGCCGTTGCCGCGCCTTCGAAGGGATTGCCGATACGCCCCAGTTCCACCGGGTCGAGGATGCCGATCCGCACGCCACCTTCGCCGGTGGCCCATTCCGGCAGCAGCGCGAGGGCTGCGTTCAGCGTCTCGATGAAGCTGTTGATGCGGGTGACGACGCCGTTCAGCATCGCCTCGACGCCGGAGATCAGACCGTTCGCCGCCTGGAAGGCAAAATCGCCGATGGCGCCCGGCAGGCTTCCCCAGATTGCGACCGCCGCGTCGTAGGCCCCTTGGAAGATTGCGGCCGTCCGGTCGCCGAAGCTGACGACGCCTGCGATGGTGCCTTCCATCGCCGACAGACCGACCGCTTTCAGCCCGTCCCAGCCGGCGGCCATACGGGCAAACGCCGCATCCAGCGACAGGCCGATGCGCGACCAGACCTCGCGGGCCAGATCGCCCAGCAGGCGAAACGCCTCGCCCACCCCGCCGACCCGGGCCACCAGCTGCGAGAACTGATAGACCAGCTCGCCCGCGCCGACGATCAGCGCACCGATGCCGGTCCGGATCAGAGCGCCGCGCAGGAACACGAGCGCGGTGGCGAGGCCGCGCACGGACAGGGCTGCGGCCGCCATTCCCGCGACCCAGCGCCCGGCCATGACGGCGGCGAAGGTCGCGGCATAGGAGGCGAGACGGCCGAGATTTCCGATCAGCGTGTCGATGGCCGAGCGTAGGATGCCGCCATCGGAGGCGAGGACCACGAAGGCACCGGCCAGCGCCTCGATGGTCGGTGCGACGGCCACGGCGATGCGGTTCCGGAGGCCATCGAACACGAGGGATACGGTGCCCAGAGCCAGTTGCGTGCGGCGGAGTGCTTCGAGGGCATTACTGTCCAGAACCGCACCGAGATCGGAAGCCTGGTCACCCAGTCGTGCCATCTCTGCCCCGCCGTTCCGCAGGAGAGGGATCAACCGCGTGGCATCCGAGGCCATGGCCTCGAGATAGAAGGTCATCTCCTGCTGGCTGAGGCCCGCGCGTTCCAGCGTGTCGACATAGAGCTGGAGGGCCTCGGGGCCGGAAAGGCGGGCGAACTGGTCGGCGGTGACCCCCACGCGCGGAGCGACATTCTCGAAGAAATCCGCCATCGGCCCGCCGCCAGTTTGCAGGAAATCCCCGACCCGGTCGTTCACGTCCTTCAGGATGTCGGCGAGCTTCTCCTGTTCGATGCCCACCGTGCGTGCCCCGGCCGACCAGCGCTGCAGGGCCTCTGGCGTGGCATTAGCGACTTGCGCGAATTGCCGGATCTGCGCGGCGCTTTCGGCGGTAGAGCGGGCGATCAGCCCGAGCGATGCTGTGGCCGCCGCGGCTGCGGCGCCAAGGGCGAGGCCTGCGCGACGCGCGAAAGCGGCCAGCCGCGTGTTCGCGAGTTCCATCTCGCGCGACAGGCGGCCAAAGCCACGGGCCCCGGCCTCGCCGACACCTTCCAGTTCCGCGCGCACGCGGCGTCCGCCCTCCGCCACGAGGCGGACGGAGACCTTCTTTTCGGCCATGAGGAAAACCTTGATTCTGTGGTATGTGTTTAGGCCGGAGGGCAGGACTTGGAGTCTCTGTTTCAGTTGCCAAAGGACTGACGATGATCGGCCAAAGCCAAAGCACGCAGCACGGCGATGAAGAACCCAAGCCCACCGATCAAGCGGGGCTCGGGTTGCCACTGCGTGGATTTGATGAGGGCGAGGAAGCACAGTCCCGTTCGCTTCCGGCAAAGCAGGACCTGAAGGGACTGGCGCGTGGGGCTGTACCAAACGGCTATCGGGATCGATCCGATCGAACCTGAATCATGCGCGCGGCGCGCCGGTTGGTCTCATGGCGTCAGATCGGGGTCATCGTCGTTGAACGCTCGGCCATCTGCTCGTTGAGTTTGCGCACCATCACCGCCTCGATTTCGGGCAGCAGCTCCGCGGCGATCAGGGCGTTGACGCCCAGCGCCCGCGCCAGCGTGAGGGCCGCGCCCATGTCCCACCCGATCACGGCGCCCGGCGCGATGCGCAGTTGACCGCCGAGGCGCTGGGTCAGGTCCCAGACCTGCCAGCCCTCGACCGTCTGCGGCCGGTTCAGTCTTGCGGGGCAGTCCGGGCAGGGGCCCGAGCAGGCCGCGCAGTAGCCGTCACCCCCGCCGAAGGACCAGTCGGCGAGAGCGCGGAGGCGTTTTTTTCCGCATCCAGCATCAGGCCGCGGGCGACGTATTGCGCCTGGAAGGCCTCGAACACCGGCCAGATTTCAAGGAGAGCGTCGATCCCGGCCGGACTGACGGGGACAAGGTTTCCTGCATCGTCACCGACCCCTTGCCAATCCAGGACCGCACGGCGGGCGACGGCCTTGGCCATGGCCAGCGCCATGTCCTCCTGGCTGGAGGTTTCCGACAGGCCATCGATGGCCGGATCGGCGCGGGCCGAGACCATCAGCGCGGTGGTGAGAGGGGCCACGAGGACGCGGAGGCCGGGCAGCAGGTCCAGCCATTCGGGTCGGTTCGAAAGGTTCAGTCGGATCATGGTCAGTATCCCGTGACGGTGTTGACGAGGACGGCGGTGCACATGCGGGCGGGGCTGGTGGCTTTGGCGGCCTGCCAGTCGAAGGTCGCCTGGATGCCCTGGGGCCCAGGGATCTCGATCCGCGGGACGGGCAGGTAGACGGCGTGGGCGGTGAAGGTGAAGCTGGCATTGGCCCCGAGGCTGTAGGCGAATTCCAATTCGCAGGGCGTGCCGTCGATGGCTTGCGTCACCAGCGCAGAGTCCGCGAAGCGCACCTCGATCCGGCCAGTCAGGGCCGCCATGCCGGGATCGGCGCCCTCGATCTTGCCGTCGTTGCGGATGGTCTCGATCCGGTCGAGGCCGTTGGCATAGGTGATCTCGGCCGAGACGACATTGCCCAAGGCGGTGCCGTTGCGCTTCACCACCCCGTTGAAATGGCCGAAGCGCTGCAGGCCCAGTGTTGTCGGCGTGCCTGCGGCAGTGGTCGTGGCGATGGCCTCGCCCTGCGCGATCAGCCGGGCGGTAGCGGTCAGCAGGCCGGATCGGCTCATCTGCCAGGACAGCTGGTCCATCACGCAGCCCGCATACATCGCGAACCGCGGCACCTCGGGCATCGCCACTTCGATGGCCATGGAAGGCAGGGTCCAGTTCCCCGACTGGAAGGTGTGGGTTTTGGGGGTGGTCCCGGTCGTGGTCGGGGCGCCGAAGGCGGCCTTGAGCCAGAAGCCGAAAGCCTCCACATCGATCGGCACCACCACCTCGCCATCGGCGGTGACGGCGTCCTTGATGGGGGCCAGGGGATCGCGGCCGTAGCCCAGCAGTTCGCTGTTCAACAGCGGCTGTTCCGCGCCAAGCGTGGTCCGTGCGAAGGGCATCAGCCGGTAGCCGCTGGCGGGCGAGGTGCCGTAAACCGTCTCGAACGCAAGCGCCATCTGCGCCCGCGCGCCGTGTGCGCGTGCCATGGGGGTCTCCTATGTGGGGGATGTCAGGCCAGTGGGCCGGTGGTGGTGTAGTGCAAGACGACGGTGATCACCGCCGCCTTCAAGGCCGCCGCGCCCTCGACAGGCAGATCGACCGAGGCGGGGGCCTCGGGTTCGACCCAGTCGCAAAGGCCGCCCAGCGTCCGGTCGGCCTCCAGCGCCGCGCCGATGGCGGCGATCAGATCGTCGAAAGCGCTGGCCCGGTCGGTGCCCGCCTGGACAACGACCTCCAGCTCGGCCCGGTGCTGGTAGTGATAGCGCAGGGGCGACAGCGTCACCTCAGGCTCGCCCGGCTGGCCGTCGCGCAGGATGATCAGCCCAGCCGCGGGGATCCGCTCTGGCAGCACCTCATCACGCAGGGTGAGGGCGGCAAGCGGCTGCAGCCGCGCGTGCAGCGCGGCGAGGACGGTTTCGCGGGTGGTGGGCATGAATTACTGGGCCTCACGAGAGAGGGCGAACTCACCTTGCTCCCCTCTTGCCGAAGATCGGAAGCAGCGAATCCCAAAGGGTGTCCTCAAGGTCCTGTCTGCAGTCTCTGTTAGCTTCTGGCGAAAATGTCTGAACCTTTACCGTGACTACACCCTCAAACTCTGGGCACCACCGACGCATGTTCAGTGCATAAGTCTTCACCGGAGCCTCACCCAAGTGCTCTCGGAGACGCCGCCGGATACTTTCCGAACCGCCAACATAGAGAACCACTCGATCCTCGACGGCCAAGTTGTGCTTTGGGAGGCGGTACCCCCGAGCCTGTTCATTTGGCAGCGCAGCGAAGGTGTGCCTAATTGAAACAGCAGTTTCGACGTTTCCGGCAGAAATCAGGTAAACGGCAGGATTACTCACCCGGTTACCAAGAGTCTCAGTCAGCCATTGCCCAACATCTTGCCCCGCTGCGCCACTACGGATCTGCTGAGCCGTGAATTGGCGCTCTACGCCATCTTCGAACTCAGCAGTGCGGACTGCCCAAGCGCGACGGAGTAACCTGCGACGAGTTGATCGGATGACTTCTTCGGTAAGCATTTATCGCATTGGTCCTAAGCTATCACTGCAAGTTCTAGAAACGATCATGGATCAACTCATTCGTCCACCCACCCCGTCACGATCCGCCCCGGCACGCCGTCGATGGCCCGTTCGGCATCACGCGCCATATCCAGCCGCTTGCGCAGCCTGACCTGTGGCACGAGGAGAAAGATCGGCACGGTGGTCAGCCCGCGGCCGGTCTTCGATCGTGACGCCACCGCCCGTCCCTTGCTGTTCAACCGCCCCTCGGCCACCAGCAGGCTGGGCCCGCGGCGCCGGTAGATGAAGCGCAACCGCAGCCCCGTGCGGCGTTCCCATTCGCCAGGGGTGATGCGCCCACCGCGGGTGGATTTTCCCGCGGCTGGGGTGGGGATCGCCAGCCAGAACCCGTTACGCGACCGGATCAACGGCCCGGTGTCATGCGCGCCGACGATCACCGGGGCGTTCGACCAGACCAGCGCCGCGGCGTTCAGGCTTTCGCCGCCCTTGGGATAGGTGGCCAGCCGGATCGAGTTTCCAAGCCGGGTGCCCAGCCCCGCGCCGGTGATCTGGCTGCGCCAAGCGGACTTGAGACCCGCGCCCGCCTCGCGCATGGCGGTGGTGACGGCCTTCTCGCCCGCGGCGATTTCGGCCTGCATCAGCGCGGCGAGGTTGGGGCTGATTTCCAGCTTCAGCTTCATGCTGGCCTCAGATCGAGGGTCCAGATCAACCGTTCGCGGTCGCGCAGCGGCTCGCCCTGGATCACATGGCTGTCCGCGCCTATGACGATCACGTCGCCCGGGCGCGGGACGGGCAGGTCGGCCACGCGCACATCCACCACCGTTGTGTCGCTGACGAAGCGCCCCGCGCCGAAGTCGGTGACGCGATCCGGCGCGCGGCGGATGATGCGGATCGGGCGTTCCTCGGAGGTGGTGGCCGAGATCCAGAGGGCCGGGGCCGCCATGGAAGCATGGGTGAAGATGCGGTCCATGGCAGCGGCGAAGACGGACATGGGTGGGTCCGTCAGTTCGACGTGTGCAGGCGGATCGCCAGCCGCGGCCGCTTGTTGACTGGCAGGATCGAGGCCTCGGTCATGACGTCGATCCAGCGGCCCTTCTCGTCGAGATGCTGGCGCGCGTAGAGCGGCATGCCGATGGTGTTGGCGGTTTCCAGCAGGTTCGCCGGGCCGCCATAGGTGGTGAAAGTGTCCATCGTGCCGAGCGGGAAAGCGATCCCCTCGTTCGCCGGGACCAACCGTTCCGTGGCCTTGGTCGAGAGGGTGACGGTGCCCGAGTATTCCTCGAAGAGGATCCCGCCGAAGGGGAAGTTGCGCCGCACATCCTCACGCAGCGGCTGCGCGCCGGTCGAGGCATAGAACTTGTAGGCCTCTTCCGTCTTCGGATGGGCGATCAGCTTGTCGAAGAACTCGCGACTGACGAGGGCATGGACGCTGGTCATCGCCTCGCCCAAGAGGTTGTCCTCAATTGCGCGCAGCACCTCGCGCACCTTGCCCTGAACGTTCGTTCCGGCCGTGCCGAGGACGAAGTCGACGGAGATCTGCGCGAGGCCAAACTCGGTGAAGTAGTTGTAGAGGGTGGTCCCGGCCCCATCCTTCACGATGCCGCGCAGCGCATTCATTTCCATGTATTCGCGGGTCTGGGCGTGCTTCCGGCGCATCAGCAGGAGCTTGCGGTTCATCACCTCGACGAGGGGATCGGCAGCATCGAACGCGCCGCCCAGCGCGGGCTGTCCCTGGATGTCGGCAGGCAGGACCACGTCGTCATGCGGGATCCACGGCAGGGCGAAGGACCGCATGGACCGGCCTTCCCGGGTGCCGACGGTGGCGGGGCCGCCGAGCGGGACGGAGGGCAGGAGGCTCAGGACGCCTTCGTACTGTTCGATGATGACGGAGCGCTGGCTGACGCCTTCGAAGCGGAAGAGGCCGATCTGGGCGAGGCGCGTGTAGAGGTTGGGCAGGATGTTGATGGCCTGGGTCATCTCGGCCAGCGAATAGCCGCCAGCGTCGAAGGGATTGCGGACGAGGGTCATGGTGGGGCTCCGGGGGATGAAGGGTTTGGCGCGGCCGGGTGAGCGGCGTCAGACGCCGTCGCGGGCGATGATGCCGACAGTGGCCAGCTGGGTGATCTTGGCGGCGATCTTGGCCGCGTCGTTGACGGTGGCCTCGTACGCGAGGGCGGCGCGCGAGACGATGGCGGGGCCACGAGTGACCACGATGCCCACAGCATCGGCGAGCGTGGCGTTCACTGGATAGAGGAGGACGGCAACTGCGGTTTGCGAACCGTCGGCCCCGGTCGCGGGCGAGAGGGTGTACTTGCCGCTGGCCGTGATACGCCCGAGGACCGATCCTGCCGGATAGGACAGGCCAAGCTGCAGGGTGATCACCTCACGGGTGTAGTTCGGGTTGACCTCGTATTTGAGGACGTCGCCCATGCTGGGCGGTTCCGTCAGGACGGGCATGGTTCAGACTCCAGGATGTTCGGGGGATGGGGGTGCCCAGCGCGGGCGGAATTGTCAGCGCGAGGCGGCGGCCGATTTCTTGGCGGCCGCCACGATGGGGCTTTCCTTGGCACCCGCGGCCGGGGCGGTGGCGATGATGCCCGCGGCATCGCTCCGGGCGGCGAGATCGGCGAGGACCTTGGCGCGCAAGGCCTCGGGTTTCACGCCCTTGGCGACCGCGTCTGCGGCGTCAATCTGGATGCCAAGGCGCGCGGCCTGCGCGCAGACCTGTGCGACCTCGGCTGCCTCGGCCCGGATCGCTTCGGGCGATGTCGCGGCCGCCGTGGTTTGCGGCGGCGTGACTGCCGCGGGCGGGGTCGGCTCCGGCGGGGTGCTGGCAGCAGGCGCGGGCACAGGCTGCGCATGGTCTTCGGGGGCAGTGGTCATCATCGAGCCCTTTCCTTTGGGTGGGGTTGTGCCGCGGGGTGCGGCGGCGAAAGCGCGGAAGGCGGTGACGGGATCGGCCACTTCATCGGCGAGACCGGCGAAGACGGCCGCCTCACCGCGGAAGACGGCGGCGTCGGTGCCGAGCGCGCGTAGGGTGTCGAGGCGACGGCCGCGCCCTTCGGCGACGGTTTCGGCGAAGAGCTGGCGGAGGTCTTCCAACTCGCCCGCGATCCGGGCGCGGACGGCCTCGGGCAGGGGCTGGTAAGGGTTCGCATCGACCTTGCGGGCACCCGCATGGATCAGTGTGACGGCGATGCCCTTCTGGTCCAGCGCCCTGCTCATGTCGCTGTGCATGGCGACGACGCCGATGCTGCCGACAGCGCCGGTGCGGGGCAGGATGATCCGGTCGGCCTGGGAGGCCAGCGCATAGGCGGCCGAGAGGGCGTGATCGGCGACGAACGCTTGGACGGGTTTGACCTGACGCGCCGCGCGGATGCGGTCGGCAAGGTCAAAAGCCCCGGCCACCTCGCCGCCGAAGCTGTCGATGTCGAGGGCGATGCCCCGGACGGCCGGATCGGCCAGAGCGGCCTCCAACTGCGCCGCGATCCCCTCGTAGGAGGTCAGGCCGGAGGATTGACCGATCCACGCTCCGCGATGCACCAACGTGCCAGCGATTTCGATGACTGCGATCCCGTCCACCACAGCGAAGGGCTGACTTCCGTTCCGTGCCTGGCGCTTGGTCAGATCATCACCGAACAACGACGCCCGGACGGGCATGCTGGCGGCCTCCTGCGCTTCGGCGGCGATTTCGACCCCCTCGACACTGATTTCTCTGCCGGTGATCCGCGGACCAAGCCCGGTCAGGAAGGCCAGCGCCTTGGCGGGATCGACCATCAAGGGCGTGTTGAAGACGCGCTGGGCGATCTGGGTGTGGTGCATCATGCGTCCTCCGCAGGCCGGGCTTCCCGGTCTCCGCCATCCTCTTGCTGATTGCCTTCCTCCTGCTGATCTTCCTGCTGGCCCTCAGCGTTGCCTTGCCCCGCGCCGCCACCGGCCGCCTGCGCGGGGGACCCCGGCCGCCGGAAGTCGAGACCAAGCGCGGCCTCGCGCTTGCGTTCCGCAGCGATTTCGCGGTCCACCTGCTCTGCGTCGTATCCCCGTTCGGCGATGGCCTGCGTGCGGGATTTGAGGCCTGCCTCGATCTGCAGGATCTCGGCCGCGGCATCCTTGGCCGGGTCGATCCAGTCCCACTTTGTGGGGAGCCAGTCGCAGGCAAGGTACTGCCGCCGCTCAGTAGCATAGCCGGGCAGGTCGATGGCGCCTGCGATAACGGCTGTGTCCATCCAGCGCGTCCAGACAGCGCGGCAGAGCTGATAGACCATCACCGAATGTTGGAAGGCCGAGATGCGGCGGCGGAAGTCGACCAGCGCGATCCGGGTGTTCGAGAAGTTCCCCTTCGCGGTATCGCCCGTCAGATAGCCATAGGGCACGCCCAGCGCCGCGCCGATCTGCAGAAGCGTGCGGTACTGGAACGGTTCGTAGGTGCTGCCCGAGTCCGGGGTGGATGGCGTTGTGACATCCTCGCCGGGGTCAAGGCGCACAACCTGGCCGGGTTCCACCTCCAGATCGTCCTCTGCGGGATCGAGGGCGGTTTCCGGGGCGGGCGACGTGATGAACATCGCGAACATCGCCGCGGTCTTCTTCCGCTCCAGTTCGGCGTCGTCGTAGAGGTCCAGCGTGAAGAGCTTCACCACGGCCGCGGCGAAGCGCGACACGCCGCGCAGCTGGCCTGCCTCAACCGGGTCGAGGATGTGGATGACCTCGGACGCGGGCACGCGCACCGTTTCACCCACCAGACCCGGATCGGTCATGTCGCCCGGATGGCGGCGCAGGAAGTGGTAGGCGACGCGGCGGCCGATCCCGTCGAATTCGATGCCCTGCCGGATCGATCCCGCGCCGGGCAGCGCGCGGGTCATGTCCTGCGGCAGCATTTCTGACGGCAGCATCTGCAGCTGCATCGGCACCGTCAGTCCATCTTCGGGGCGGCGGGTGCGGATGCGCAGGAACACCTCGCCTGCCAGAAACACCTCGCGTGCCGCCCGGCGCTGCAGACCGAAGAAGTCGGTCAGCCCTTCGGCATCGGCCTCGTCCGTCCAAGCGAGCCAGAGCTTCTGCAGCTCCTCCTTCTTCGCTGCCTCAGTTATCTTGGACGAGGGCTTGATGCCGTCGCCGACGACATGGTTCGCGAAGGCATCGACGGCGTTTGCGGCATAGCCGTTGTTGCGCACGAGCCAGCGCGCCCGGGCGGTGATCGTCTCGCCAGAGGCCGCGATCAGCGTGTTCACATGGGCGCGGGTGGCGCGAAACCCGCGCATGCGCCGATGGGATTGCGCCGCGTCGAACCCGCCGATGATGCTGCCAAGGCGCTGACGGAAGGCATCCAGCACCATCGCTCACAGACCCTTCGTGGCGATTGTGCCCCAGCGTCGGCGGCGCGGCGTGGCCGATGCGGCTGCAATCCGCCCTTCCAGATCCCTGATCGCCGCGGCCAGTTCGGCGTCCGAGCCATAGGTCACGGTCTTGCCGTCATAGCTGACGCTGCGCAGCCCGGCGAAGCG